GTTCCTAACAACTTTCATACTTAATAACTTCATATTTATATAACTCCTATCTTATTTACAAACTTACCGAATAAAAAAGTAAAAAAATTTTCTATTCTTGTATACCAACTCCAACATTAAACTCTTCTATTTGTCCACTGTTGGTGTAAAGGTATCTCGTAGAGGGTAGGTATGTTTCCACAGATATGGCAAAGGTCCTCTTCAAAATTCTTTCTTCCCTGTCCCCAACATCTACTGTACCGTCATCAGTTTCTTCAACTAAAAACGCCTCAGTGATCTCATTGTGTAAAGTAGGTACAAAAATAGAGGGATTAAATCTGCCTCTAATTTGTTCCAATAATTGATCCATATTTGCTTTATACTTTGTCCAAATGTGTGCTTCATAATTAATATTTATTGGACGGGGTGTAAAACTAATAACTCTTTTTGCTCTTTGAGTATCGTCATCCCACACTACTTCATGTACAATGATGGGGTCATATCTCCTTCTAAGAGTATCATCCTCACTTGTGGTCTGGCTAATAGAAATAATTGGTAAAATTATATTGTCCTCTTGCATCAATTTTGCCACAGCGCGTTCAGGATTAGCATGAATGCAACGCACATCCACAAGTTTATTCTCAGAAGATACATATTTAAAACTACCAAAAAATGCAAGCATTTCTCTAAGAGTTTGCTTGTACAAAGTCTCTTGAGTTTTAGCCATTTTATGACCAAAGTTTCTTTCCATTTTGGACATAGTATTTCTTACTTTTTTATTAAGATATACAAGATTACTACGGGATTTTCCAATAGAGTTAAAAGATTCATCAGTAAAAGAATGTGTATTATCCAAGAGCATCATAACCTCCTAAAGGATCAGAAGTATTTTCAAGATGAGTAGTTTGTACATCATCTGAATCCCTCAAGACCCTAGCAGAACATACTAGGTGGTACACACCATAAACTTCAAAACTATCTTCTTGAACCTGAAAAATTTCATACTTCCAATCTTGAAATTCTGGATGAATTATATCCCCTGGTATAGGAATTCTTTGAACCAATCGTTCTATATAACTTTTATTAAAGATAAATAACTGATCATTGGTAAGTTCTATACCAAATTGTGTCAAATTTTCTTCTAACACTTTAGGTTCATAGTGTCCATACACTGTGATAGGTGCTATTGACACAGGTTTATTCCTCGATTCCATATACACTGGGTCAAAATCTTCGTTCTGATAGTACTTATAGTATTTTAACTTTGATCCAGACAGCTTAATTATTTCATCATCAATTAAATTAAAAAGATTTATATCTGGATTATCAGGATCAAATAGATTTAATCCAGTTTCAGTTGCCCTGTCCATATCAGGTAAAGATGGGACAGAAGTTGTAACCTTAAAATTTTTCTTTTTTGCCATGCTAGAATGCTGTTATTGCGGGAGGCTCTTCCAGCTCATTCCTAAGCTCCTCCTCCAGTAGAGCCTTCTCTTCCATACTCTCTTGTTTTAGCGCGTCCCCATTCAACTGAGCACCGCCCCCAGGAGACGGTAGTGTTTGGTACTTTCCTCGTATTTCACCTAAAATACCTTTAGAAATTGCCAGCGCATAGCGCTGAATCCAGTTTCTATACGCTGGGTGAATGGTATTAGAATCCACAGCACGATAAACTACTATAACTTTTTGTCCATTCGTGACAGGGGTGGGGTGTATTTGTAGGAATTGACCATTAAGTACATTAAAAGTACCTTCTTGCCCAAGAACTTTTCTAATTTGTTCTAGGTGTTGCTGAAGTAGAAAGAAATCTCCTACTCCAAAATTTTGAAACAGGAAATTATCTTGGAAATATTTGATAAAGAAATCAAACTCCAAGGTGCCAGCCTGTTGTGCTATAGTTAGCAAAGTCTTTTTATAACCAACATATTCCAGATTGTATAACATGGTGGTTGGAAGTTTATAGACATTTACACCAACCTGTGTATCAAAAGCTGCCATTTGCATGGTCCACAGAGGAGCATGATAACTAAATTTAGATACGGCTTCATCAAGGGCCGTCTTTATCTGATAGGAGGACAGTTCTACTCTTACTACTGGGTGGCCAAGTCTTGCCATAATAAAGTCCTTAATAGTTTCCTCAAAACTATTAAACTCCACACCATCAGACATGGGGTGTTTCCCCAAGGTATCAAGATCAATCTCTCCCCTGAAGACACTATCGAAAACAGTAGTCCCCTCTTGCGCAGCGGCAAAACTGTTTCCATAACCATCAGTTAAAGTTGGAACTGTTACCGTATCAGGCACTAGAAGTATCCTCCTTTGCTTTTATAATCTTCTTCTTCTTAATAACTTTTTTTACGACAGGCTTGTCTACCCTATCCAAATAGGGGGAGTTAACAACAATTTTTGTTTCTATTATCTCCCCAGGCCTTATCTGTTTGACCTCAGATCCAATAGTAACAAGCATTGAAAACCTGCATTTACTCTTATATTTCATAGTATCTTCTTAAAGTATATAGCCCCCCAAAAAACAAAGAGGCCGGGATAAAATTCCCGGCCTCTCCTCTACTCAAGTACAACTTGTATTAAGATACAGTTGTGTTCAGAGTATTCTTCGCGAATGGCGACAGCAGGTAGTTAGAGGTTGGGCCAACTATCCGAATGGCGCGGTAGAACCTACTCATTGGCTCTACACCAGCCTTACCATACCGAGTCAGAATACCCTTCCTAGGTTGGAAGGTCTGAGGATCGGTAATGGTTGGCAGCTGCTGTAGTGGGATGTATGGAGCGTAGACATAACCTGCGTCCATAGAAGTCGATCCCTTGTAGCCCATAAGTATTTCATCCTCTGGGAATAGAGGATCAATATACAGGTCATACTTGCCAGCAAACTTGCCCTTATACTGTACCTTCTGAGAAGTCATGTTAGATGGCTTATCAGAGGCTGCGACACCGCCTTCAAGCTTGGCTGCTGATTCTAGCATAGCACCAATCAGAGGTGATGTTAGAATCCAGTTTCCAGGCCCGCGCATGGTGGTCTTGTAAATGTCCTGTGAGGCTAAGTTAAGCAAAGCCAGCAGGTTAGCATATACATGACCCATATGCTGTGGCGCGAAGTCTACCGAAGATGCGGAGAAGTCTATAATCCAGACATTTCCCGAACCGCCAGCAGGGTTAGCGTTCATTGCACCAGTAGCACCATTCCCACCATGATTATCAAAATCATAATGGAATCCAGCAGGTGTGAATCCTGATGTATCAAAAGGACCCGTTCCAGCAGGATAAGTAGTGCTTCCACCAGTAGACCCAAAGCTGTTTGGGTTACCTTGGGATAGTGTGCTGCGATCCCAGAAGTCCGCATCACTCTTAACATCGTATGCAATCATACGGATATCTTCAACGATTTCACGGTCAATCTCCAGCGCGATTTCCTTGCTGAGCAAACCAGTGAGTTCACGCTCAAGATCAAGGCCATGATATGCCTTGAGGTCTTGTTGCGCTTCCATGGTCCATAGAGCCTTCATCTTGCGAGTACGGGCTACAACAGCTTGTTGCTCAATATGGAATGAGATATCAGGGATATCATCGCCTTGAAGAACTTCGCCAGCTGAAACACTGTACCCTAGAATTGATGAAGTATCAGGGAACGAAGCAATCTTACCACCAGGGGTGGTTGAAGGTACGCCCTTGCCCTCACCAAGGAGGGTTGTGACATCGAAACCGAGCTGCATGGCAGCATCACCATCAAGGTTTCCACCACTTTCAATAGTGGTTGCTCCAGACAAGTTCGCAGGCCCGTAGGTCAAATCGAACTTACTATAAACAGTTTGTGCGACGGAGTTATCCCCGCCCTTCTCTCGTGTGTGACCCAGATAGAATATCTGACTCACTGGTCCCTGCATAGGCTGAACCGCTGCAATGTTATTTGCAATCAGTTCTGGGTATACCCTACGAACCAATGGGAAAGCAAACTTTTGGAATGTTCCCAATGATCCAACGGTAGTCATACCACCTACACCTGTGGAACCAGCAGCCTCATCCATCCTTTCGGATAGAATAGACTTTGCTTGGTTTTCCAGAAGCTGAGCCGTTACCCTACGGGTATAGTCATCGCCAATACCTTCAAGGACGGGTTCCCACTTCTGTACCAAATGGTTATCTTCCCACATAGTATTTTTTTCCTAATCTGTAAAAGGCATGAATTTCATCATGTCCTTAGTTAAGAACTCATTATCATCGGATACTGGCGTTCTTTGGGGTGAACCTATGTTTTCGGCTATTACAACAGCCTGTTCTGAAGATTTGAAAGGGACTTCCTTAGCCTCTTCCAAAGACTCTTCTAAGCTCGTTTTCTCATTTTCTAATTGTTTTATAC